CCCACAAAAACATGGATTCCATGGTGAAAACCCCGCCAACCCCCACCGGGAACACCCCCTGCACACCCGTGCAAGACCTCGTACGGCTTAGTGAAATACCTCCCTTTTGTGGATTTGTCTGTTTGTCGACTTTTTGTGTTGGTGGTGAGTGTTGTGCAGCCTGAGCTTCCTGATAGTCGTGAGTGGTGTGGGGAGACGGTGCGGTGGTGGTGTGTGTGGGGTGAGGATAGCCGCGCATCGTACGTGTCTGATGAGGAGTGGCTGTTTCTCATGGATGCTGCGGTGATTCATGATTGTGTGTGGCGTGAGGGTCGCGCGGATTTGGTGGCTTCGCTTCGTGCTCATGTGAAGGCTTTTATGGGTATGTTGGATCGGTATTCGGTTGATGTGGTGTCTGGTGGCCGTGGTGGGGGTTCTGCGGTGGCGATGATTGACCGGTATAGGAAGCGTAAAGGGGCCTAATGTCGAGTGTTGTTGGGTCTCAGGTTCCTCGTCACCGTGTGGCTGCGGCGTATTCGGTGTCTGCTGGCGGTGATGCGGGGGAGTTGGGTCGTGCGTATGGGTTGATGCCTGATCCGTGGCAGCAGCAGGTGTTGGATGATTGGCTTGCTGTGGGTAGCAATGGCAGGCTTGCTTCGGGTGTGTGTGGGGTGTTTGTGCCTCGCCAGAATGGCAAGAATGCTATTTTGGAGATTGTGGAGTTGTTTAAGGCGACTATTCAGGGTCGCCGTATTTTGCATACGGCTCATGAGTTGAAGTCGGCTCGTAAGGCGTTTATGCGGTTGAGGTCGTTTTTTGAGAATGAGCGGCAGTTTCCTGACTTGTATCGTATGGTGAAGTCGATTCGTGCAACTAATGGTCAGGAGGCTATTGTGTTGCATCATCCGGATTGTGCCACGTTTGAGCGTAAGTGTGGCTGTCCGGGTTGGGGCTCGGTTGAGTTTGTGGCTCGTAGCCGGGGTTCGGCTCGCGGGTTTACGGTTGATGATTTGGTGTGTGATGAGGCTCAGGAGTTGTCGGATGAGCAGTTGGAGGCTTTGCTTCCTACGGTGTCTGCGGCTCCTTCGGGTGATCCGCAGCAGATTTTCCTTGGTACCCCGCCGGGGCCGCTAGCGGACGGTAGCGTGGTGTTGCGTCTTCGCGGGCAGGCTTTGTCGGGTGGTAAAAGGTTTGCGTGGACGGAGTTTTCGATTCCTGACGAATCTGATCCGGATGATGTGTCGCGGCAGTGGCGGAAGTTGGCTGGTGACACTAATCCGGCGTTGGGTCGTCGTTTGAATTTTGGGACTGTGTCGGATGAGCATGAGTCGATGTCTGCTGCCGGGTTTGCTCGGGAGCGGCTTGGCTGGTGGGATCGTGGGCAGTCGGCTACGTCTGTGATTCCGGCGGATAAGTGGGCTCAGTCTGCTGTTGACGAGGTGAAGCTTTCTGGCGGGAAAGTGTTTGGTGTCTCGTTTTCTCGTTCTGGGGATCGGGTTGCTTTGGCGGGTGCCGGCAAGACTGATGCTGGGGTTCATGTTGAGGTTATTGATGGGCTGTCGGGAACGATTGTTGATGGTGTAGGCCGGTTGGCTGACTGGTTGGCGGTTCGTTGGGGTGATACTGACCGGATCATGGTTGCCGGGTCTGGTGCGGTGTTGTTGCAGAAGGCGTTGACGGATCGTGGTGTTCCGGGTCGTGGCGTGGTGGTTGCGGATACTGGCACCTATGTGGAGGCGTGTCAGGCGTTTTTGGAGGGTGTGCGTTCGGGTGTGATCAGTCATCCGCGTGCCGATTCGAGGCGTGACATGTTGGATATTGCTGTGAGGTCGGCTGTGCAGAAGAAGAAAGGCTCGGCGTGGGGTTGGGGTTCTTCGTTTAAGGATGGTTCTGAGGTGCCGTTGGAGGCTGTGTCGTTGGCGTATCTTGGTGCGAAGATGGCGAAAGCGAAGCGGCGTGAACGGTCTGGTAGGAAGCGGGTGTCTGTGGTATGAACTCGGATGAGTTGGCTCTGATTGAGGGCATGTTTGATCGTATTAAGAGGTTGTCTTCGTGGCATTGCCGTATTGAGGGCTACTATGAGGGTTCTAGCCGGGTGCGTGATTTGGGGGTTGCTATTCCTCCCGAGTTGCAGCGTGTGCAGACGGTGGTGTCGTGGCCTGGTATAGCTGTGGATGCTTTGGAGGAGCGTCTGGATTGGCTTGGCTGGACTAATGGTGACGGCTACGGTTTGGATGGTGTGTATGCTGCGAATAGGCTTGCTACGGCGTCGTGTGATGTGCACCTTGATGCACTAATTTTTGGGTTGTCGTTTGTTGCGATTATTCCTCATGGTGATGGTACGGTGTCGGTTCGTCCGCAGTCACCAAAGAATTGTACGGGCAAGTTTTCGGCTGACGGGTCTCGTTTGGATGCGGGTTTGGTGGTTCAGCAGACGTGTGATCCTGAGGTGGTTGAGGCTGAGCTTTTGCTTCCTGATGTGATTGTTCAGGTGGAGCGGCGGGGTTCGCGTGAATGGGTTGAGGTGGATCGTATACCGAATGTGTTGGGTGCGGTTCCATTGGTGCCTGTTGTGAATCGTCGCCGTACTTCTAGGATTGATGGCCGTTCGGAGATTACGAGGTCGATTCGTGCTTACACGGATGAGGCTGTGCGCACACTGTTGGGGCAGTCTGTGAATCGTGATTTTTATGCGTATCCTCAGCGTTGGGTGACTGGCGTGAGCGCGGATGAGTTTTCGCAGCCTGGTTGGGTCCTATCGATGGCTTCTGTGTGGGCTGTGGATAAGGATGATGATGGTGACACTCCGAATGTGGGGTCGTTTCCTGTCAATAGTCCTACACCGTATTCGGATCAGATGAGACTGTTGGCGCAGTTGACGGCGGGTGAGGCTGCGGTTCCGGAACGCTATTTCGGGTTTATCACGTCTAATCCACCTAGTGGGGAGGCTTTGGCTGCCGAGGAATCTCGGCTTGTGAAGCGTGCTGAGCGGCGTCAAACGTCGTTTGGTCAGGGCTGGCTGTCGGTTGGTTTTTTGGCTGCCAAGGCGTTGGATTCTCGTGTTGATGAGGCCGATTTTTTTGGTGATGTTGGTTTGCGTTGGCGTGATGCTTCGACGCCTACCCGGGCGGCTACGGCTGATGCCGTGACGAAGCTTGTTGGTGCCGGTATTTTGCCTGCTGATTCTCGTACGGTGTTGGAGATGTTGGGGCTTGATGATGTGCAGGTTGAGGCTGTGATGCGTCATCGTGCTGAGTCGTCTGACCCGTTGGCGGCACTGGCTGGGGCTATATCGCGTCAAACGAACGAGGTATGATAGGCGATGGCTTCGGGGGTTGAGGCGAGGCTTGTTGCCACTGAGTATCAGCGTGAGTCGATCAGGTTTGCTGGGAAGTATGCGGGCTATTATTCTGAGCTTGGTCGTTTGTGGCGTTCTGGGAAGATGAGTGACACGCAATATGTTCGTTTGTGTGTGGAGTTGGAGCGTGCCGGCCATGATGGTTCGGCATCGTTGGCTGCCAGGTTTGTGTCGGATTTTCGCCGGTTGAATGGTGTGGATCCTGGTTTGATCGTGTATGACGAGTTTGATGCTGCCGCCGCGTTGGCTCGGTCTATTTCGACCACGAAGATTCTTAAGAGTGACCCGGATAAAGCCCACGATACTATTGATGATATGGCGGTCGGGTTTAATCGGGCTGTTATGAATGCTGGTCGTGACACGGTTGAGTGGTCGGCGGGTGCGCAGGGTAGGTCGTGGCGTCGGGTGACTGATGGTGATCCGTGTGCTTTTTGTGCCATGTTGGCTACGAGGTCGGATTATACGACTAAGGAAAGGGCACTCACTTCCGGTCATACGCGGCGTCATAAGCGTGGTGGTAAGCGTCCGTTTGGTTCGAAGTATCATGATCATTGTGGTTGTACGGTGGTTGAGGTTGTTGGCCCTTGGGAACCCAATAGGGCTGATGCCGAGTATCAGAGGACGTATGAGAAGGCTCGTGAGTGGGTTGATGATCATGGGTTGCAGCAGTCGCCTGGCAATATTTTGAAGGCTATGCGTACTGTTGGCGACATGAGATGATGGTTTCCGGTTGTGTGCCGCCGGTTATCGGTGCACAGGGTTGTCTCCCGCACGGGGGTCAACAATGTTGTGTTGTTTTCCGCAAGGAGTGTAGGGTTAGGCTATGGCCGATCAGAGTGTTGAGGAACAGAATGTTGACAATGATGTTGTGGAGTCCGGAAAGGATAACGGCATTGTTGATACAGTAAAAGACGATGGTGGGCAGGAGGTAGCCGACAATCAGTTGAAGAATGAAGGCGAGGGTAAATCACCGGGGACTGATTGGAAGGCGGAGGCCCGTAAGTGGGAGTCTCGTGCTAAAAGTAATTTCGCCGAGTTGGAGAAGCTTCGTACATCGAGTGACGATTCTGGATCTACTATTGATGAGCTTCGCCGCAAGAATGAGGAACTCGAAGACAGGATCAACGGGTTTGTTCTTGAGGGTGTGAAGCGCGAGGTGGCTTCAGAGTATGGTTTGTCCAGTGATGCGATCGCTTTCTTGTCGGGTGGCGATAAGGAGTCGCTTGCCGAGTCTGCGAAAGCTTTGAAGGGTTTGATCGACCATAGTAGTGGTGGCGTGGGTGTGCGCCGTCTTGCGGGGAGTGCCCCCGTTGATGATGTTAAACGACGTGAGGGTGTCGCGTTTGTGGATGCTCTTGTCAATAATTCTAGGAGATGATTTGTGATGGCTGACGATTTTCTTTCTGCAGGGAAGCTTGAGCTTCCTGGTTCTATGATTGGTGCGGTTCGTGACCGTGCTATCGATTCTGGTGTTTTGGCGAAGCTTTCGCCGGAGCAGCCGACTATTTTTGGCCCTGTGAAGGGTGCCGTTTTTTCTGGTGTTCCTCGCGCCAAGATTGTTGGTGAGGGTGAGGTTAAGCCTTCCGCGTCTGTTGATGTTTCGGCGTTTACTGCGCAGCCTATCAAGGTTGTGACTCAGCAGCGCGTAAGCGACGAGTTTATGTGGGCTGACGCGGATTACCGTCTGGGTGTTTTGCAGGATCTGATTTCCCCTGCTCTTGGTGCTTCGATTGGTCGCGCCGTGGATCTGATTGCTTTCCATGGTATTGATCCTGCTACTGGTAAGCCTGCTGCGGCTGTCAAGGTGTCGCTGGATAAGACGAATCATGTTGTTGATGCAACCGATTCCGCTACGGCTGATCTGGTTAAGGCTGTCGGCCTGATTGCTGGGGCTGGTTTGCAGGTTCCTAACGGTGTTGCTTTGGATCCGGCGTTCTCGTTTGCTCTGTCTACTGAGGTGTATCCGAAGGGGTCTCCGCTTGCCGGTCAGCCGATGTATCCTGCCGCCGGGTTTGCCGGTTTGGATAATTGGCGTGGGCTGAATGTTGGTGCTTCTTCGACTGTTTCTGGCGCCCCGGAGATGTCGCCTGCCTCTGGTGTTAAGGCTATTGTTGGTGATTTCTCGCGTGTTCATTGGGGTTTCCAGCGTAACTTCCCGATCGAGCTGATCGAGTATGGTGACCCGGATCAGACTGGGCGTGACCTGAAGGGCCATAATGAGGTTATGGTTCGTGCCGAGGCTGTCCTGTATGTGGCTATCGAGTCGCTTGATTCGTTTGCTGTTGTGAAGGAGAAGGCTGCCCCGAAGCCTAATCCGCCGGCCGGTAACTGATTCATTTGTTGCGATAATGTTTATGCTGTGTGCAGGGGGTGGTGTTGATGGGTATCATTTTGAAGCCTGAGGATATTGAGCCTTTCGCCGATATTCCTAGAGAGAAGCTTGAGGCGATGATCGCTGATGTGGAGGCTGTGGCTGTCAGTGTCGCCCCCTGTATCGCTAAACCGGATTTCAAATATAGGGATGCCGCTAAGGCTATCCTGCGTAGGGCCCTGTTGCGCTGGAATGATACCGGGGTTTCGGGTCAGGTGCAGTATGAGTCGGCGGGTCCTTTCGCTCAGACTACACGGTCTAATACTCCCACGAATTTGTTGTGGCCTTCCGAGATTGCCGCGTTGAAGAAGTTGTGTGAGGGTGATGGTGGGGCTGGTAAAGCGTTCACTATTACACCGACCATGAGGAGTAGTGTGAATCATTCTGAGGTGTGTTCCACGGTGTGGGGTGAGGGTTGCTCGTGCGGGTCGAATATTAACGGCTACGCTGGCCCTTTGTGGGAGATATGATATGACCAGTTTTCCTTACGGTGAAACGGTTGTGATGCTACATCCGGCTGTTCGTGTCGATGATCTTGGCGACAAGGTAGAAGACTGGTCTAAGCCTGTCGAGACTGTGTTCCATAACGTGGCCATCTATGCTTCCGTTTCGCAGGAGGATGAGGCGGCAGGCCGTGACTCGGATTATGAGCATTGGTCGATGCTTTTCAAGCAGCCTGTCAAGGGTGCCGGTTATCGTTGCCGGTGGCGTATTCGGGGTGTTGTGTGGGAGGCTGACGGGTCTCCTATGGTGTGGCATCACCCCATGTCCGGTTGGGATGCTGGTACGCAGGTTAATGTGAAGCGTAAGAAGGGCTGATGGGTTGTGGCTCAGGATGTGAATGTGAAGCTGAACTTGCCGGGTATTCGTGAGGTGTTGAAGTCTCCTGGGGTGCAGGCTATGTTGGCTGAGCGTGGCGAGCGTGTCAAGCGTGCGGCCTCGGCGAATGTGGGCGGTAACGCTTTCGATAAGGCCCAATACCGTAATGGTTTGTCGTCGGAGGTGCAGGTTCACCGTGTTGAGGCTGTGGCGAGGATTGGCACCACCTATAAGGGTGGTAAAAGGATTGAGGCGAAGCATGGCACGCTGGCCCGGTCGATTGGGGCTGCGTCGTGATCGTTTACGGTGATCCGCGTGTGTGGGCTAAACGCGTGCTCAAGGATGATGGCTGGCTGTCTGGGATACCGTGTACGGGGACGGTGCCGGACGATTTCAGCGGTGACCTTATCTGGTTGGCGTTGGATGGTGGCCCGCAGTTGCATGTTCGTGAGCAGGTTTTTTTGCGGGTGAATGTGTTTTCGGATACGCCGGATCGTGCTATGTCGTTGGCGCGTCGTGTTGAGGCTGTGCTGGCTGATGGTGTGGACGGTGACCCGGTGGTGTACTGTAAACGGTCTACTGGTCCTGATTTGCTGGTTGATGGTGCACGTTTTGATGTGTATTCGCTTTTTGAGCTTATATGTAGGCCTGCGGAGTCTGAATAAGCTTATTGTTTTTGTTTTAATGTAATTGTTTGATATTTAATGGGGGTTGTGATGGCTGCAACACGTAAAGCGTCTAATGTTCGCTCTGCTGTTACTGGCGACGTTTATATTGGTGACGCGCACGCGGGTGATACTATTAAGGGTGTGGAGGCGGTTCCTTCCGGGCTTACAGCTTTGGGGTATCTGTCTGATGACGGGTTTAAGATTAAGCCTGAGCGTAAAACGGATGATTTGAAGGCTTGGCAGAATGCGGATGTTGTTCGCACTGTGGCTACGGAGTCTTCTATCGAGATTTCTTTCCAGCTGATCGAATCCAAGAAAGAGGTTATCGAGCTGTTTTGGCAGTCGAAGGTTACTGCTGGAGCCGATTCGGGTTCGTTCGATATTTCACCAGGCGCCACCACTGGCGTGCACGCTTTACTGATGGATATTGTTGATGGTGATCAGGTTATTCGCTACTATTTCCCTGAGGTTGAGTTGATTGATCGTGACGAGATTAAGGGTAAGAATGGCGAGGTGTATGGGTATGGTGTGACGTTGAAGGCGTATCCTGCCCAGATTAATAAGAAGGGTGATGCGGTGTCTGGTCGGGGGTGGATGACGGCTTTAAAAGCTGATACTCCCCCGAATCCTCCGAAGCCTCAGCCGGATCCTAATCCGCCGGCCGGTAACTGATACACGATTTTAGGGATTGTTGATAGATGAGTGACACAGGTTACACGTTGAAGATTGGTGACCGTAGCTGGGTGTTGGCGGATGCGGAGGAGACGGCTCAGGCTGTTCCTGCCCGCGTTTTCCGTCGTGCAGCTAAGATTGCCCAGTCGGGGGAGGCTGCGGATTTCGCCCAGGTTGAGGTGATGTTTTCTATGTTGGAGGCTGCCGCCCCGGCTGACGCGGTGGAGGCTTTGGAGGGGCTTCCTATGGTTCGTGTGGCGGAGGTTTTCCGTGAGTGGATGGAATACAAGCCTGACGGTAAGGGTGCCTCGCTGGGGGAATAGTTTGGCTCCACGGCCTGATTGATGATTATCGTGGGGCCATCGAATACGATTTTCGCACTAAATTTGGTGTTTCTGTTTATAGTGTTGGTGGCCCGCAGATGTGTTGGGGTGAGGCTGTCCGGCTGGCTGGCGTGTTGTGTGGTGATACGTCGAGCCAGTTGGCGGCCCACCTGAATGGTTGGCAGCGCCCGTTTGAGTGGTGCGAGTGGGCTGTGTTGGACATGCTGGATCATTACAGGTCTGCTAATAGTGAGGGGCAGCCGGAGCCTGTGGCGAGGCCTACGGATGAGCGTAGGGCCCGGTTTACGTCTGGGCAGGTGGACGATATTTTGGCGCGTGTTCGTGCCGATGGCGGGGTGTCTCGCGAGATTAATATTATGGGGTGAATAGTGTATGTCTGGTGAGATTGCTTCCGCATATGTGTCGTTGTATACGAAGATGCCGGGTTTGAAGGCGGATGTTGGTAAACAGCTTTCTGGGGTGATGCCTGCGGAGGGTCAGCGTTCGGGTAGTCTTTTTGCTAAGGGCATGAAGCTGGCTTTGGGTGGTGCCGCAATGGTGGGTGCCATCAATGTTGCCAAGAAGGGTTTGAAGTCTATCTATGATGTGACTATTGGTGGCGGTATTGCTCGCGCTATGGCTATTGATGAGGCTCAGGCTAAACTTACTGGTTTGGGTCATACGTCTTCTGATACGTCTTCGATTATGAATTCGGCTATTGAGGCTGTGACTGGTACGTCGTATGCGTTGGGTGATGCGGCTTCTACTGCGGCGGCATTGTCTGCTTCGGGTGTGAAGTCTGGCGGGCAGATGACGGATGTGTTGAAGACTGTCGCGGATGTGTCTTATATTTCGGGTAAGTCGTTTCAGGATACGGGCGCTATTTTTACGTCTGTGATGGCTCGCGGTAAGTTGCAGGGCGATGACATGTTGCAGCTTACGATGGCGGGTGTTCCTGTGCTGTCTTTGCTTGCCAGGCAGACGGGTAAAACCTCGGCTGAGGTGTCGCAGATGGTGTCGAAGGGGCAGATTGATTTTGCCACGTTTGCGGCTGCGATGAAGCTTGGCATGGGTGGTGCTGCGCAGGCGTCTGGTCAGACGTTTGAGGGCGCTATGAAGAATGTTAAGGGCGCCCTGGGTTATCTTGGTGCTACTGCGATGGCGCCGTTTCTTAACGGGTTGCGGCAGATTTTTGTTGCGTTGAATCCGGTTATTAAGTCTATCACGGATTCTGTGAAGCCGATGTTTGCTGCCGTCGATGCTGGTATTCAGCGTATGATGCCGTCTATTTTGGCGTGGATTAATCGTATGCCGGCTATGATCACTCGAATGAATGCACAGATGCGCGCCAAGGTGGAGCAGTTGAAGGGCATTTTTTCGAGAATGCATTTGCCTGTCCCTAAAGTGAATTTGGGTGCCATGTTTGCTGGCGGCACAGCGGTGTTTGGTATTGTTGCTGCGGGTGTGGGGAAGCTTGTTGCGGGGTTTGCCCCGTTGGCGGTGTCGTTGAAGAATCTGTTGCCGTCGTTTGGTGCTTTGAGGGGTGCCGCTGGCGGGCTTGGCGGCGTGTTTCGCGCCCTGGGTGGCCCTGTTGGTATTGTGATCGGCTTGTTTGCTGCCATGTTTGCTACGAACGCCCAGTTCCGTGCCGCTGTTATGCAGCTTGTGGGGGTTGTTGGCCGGGCTTTGGGGCAGATTATGGTCGCTATTCAGCCACTGTTCGGGATTGTTGCTGGCGTGGTTGCCAGGTTGGCGCCAGTGTTCGGCCAGATTATCGGTATGGTTGCTGGTTTGGCTGCCCGGCTGGTGCCTGTTATTGGTATGCTTATTGCCCGGCTGGTTCCTGTTATCACCCAGATTATTGGTATGGTAACCCAGGTTGCTGCCATGTTGTTGCCTATGCTGATGCCGGTTATTCAGGCTGTTGTTGCTGTGATACGGCAGGTTATTGGTGTGATCATGCAGTTGATACCTGTTTTGATGCCGGTTGTGCAGCAGATTTTGGGTGCTGTCATGTCTGTTTTGCCGCCGATTGTTGGTTTGATCCGGTCGCTGATACCGGTGATCATGTCGATTATGCGTGTGGTGGTGCAGGTTGTTTCGGTTGTGTTGCAGGTGGTGGCCCGTATTATTCCGGTTGTTATGCCGATTTATGTTTCGGTGATTGGATTCATTGCCAAGATTTATGCTGCGGTTATCGTTTTTGAGGCTAAGGTTATTGGCGCTATTCTTCGTACTATTACGTGGATTGTGAATCATTCAGTGTCTGGCGTGAGGTCTATGGGCACGGCCATTCAGAATGGCTGGAATCATATCAAATCGTTTACGTCGGCGTTTATTAACGGTTTCAAGTCGATCATTTCTGCCGGTGTTGCCGCGGTTGTGGGGTTTTTTACGCGGCTTGGTTTGTCGGTTGCCTCCCATGTGAGGTCTGGTTTTAACGCGGCTCGTGGCGCTGTTTCTTCTGCGATGAATGCTATCCGGAGTGTTGTGTCTTCGGTGGCGTCTGCTGTTGGCGGGTTTTTCGGGTCGATGGCGTCTAGGGTTCGGAATGGTGCTTTGCGCGGGTTTAATGGTGCCCGGAGTGCGGCTTCTTCTGCTATGCATGCTATGGGCTCGGCTGTGTCTAGTGGTGTGCATGGTGTGCTGGGTTTTTTCCGGAATTTGCCCAGCAATATTCGGCGTGCGCTTGGTAATATGGGGTCCTTGTTGGTGTCTGCTGGCCGTGATGTGGTGGCCGGTTTGGGTAACGGTATTAAGAATGCTTTGAGTGGCCTGTTGGATACGGTGCGTAATATGGGTTCTCAGGTTGCGAATGCGGCGAAGTCGGTGTTGGGTATTCATTCCCCGTCTCGGGTGTTTCGTGACCAGGTTGGCCGGCAGGTTGTTGCCGGTTTGGCTGAGGGTATTACTGGTAATGCTGGTTTGGCGTTGGATGCGATGTCGGGTGTGGCTGGACGGCTTCCGGATGCTGTTGATGCCCGGTTTGGTGTGCGATCGTCTGTGGGCTCGTTTACCCCGTATGGCAGGTATCAGCGTATGAGCGAGAAGAGTGTTGTGGTGAATGTTAACGGCCCGACGTATGGGGATCCTAACGAGTTTGCGAAGCGGATTGAGCGGCAGCAGCGTGACGCGTTGAACGCGTTGGCTTACATGTGATGGGGGGTGTTGTGCATGTTTATTCCTGACCCGTCTGATCGTTCTGGTTTGACTGTGACATGGTTTATGGATCCGCTGTTTGGTGGGGAGCGTGTGCTTCATTTGACTGATTATACGGGGTCGTCGCCGGTCATGTTGTTGAATGATTCGTTGCGCGGTTTGGGTGTTCCTGAGGTGGAGCATTTTTCTCAAACGCATGTTGGGGTGCACGGCTCGGAGTGGCGCGGGTTTAATGTGAAGCCTCGCGAGGTGACATTACCGGTGTTGGTGTCGGGTGTTGACCCGGATCCGGTGGGCGGGTTTCGTGACGGTTTTTTGAAGGCGTATGACGAGTTGTGGTCTGCTTTTCCTCCTGGCGAGGTGGGGGAGTTGTCGGTGAAGACTCCTGCCGGTGTTGAGCGTGTGTTGAAGTGTCGGTTTGATTCGGTGGATGACACGTTTACGGTTGATCCGGTGAATCGTGGCTATGCGCGTTATGTGCTTCATTTGACAGCTTATGACCCGTTTTGGTATGGGGATGAGCAGAAGTTTCGTTTTAGTAACGCGAAGTTGCAGGATTGGTTGGGTGGCGGCCCTGTCGGCAAGGATGGTACCGCGTTTCCTGTGGTGTTGACGCCTGGTGTGGGGTCTGGCTGGGATAACCTGTCGAATAAGGGTGATGTGCCTGCGTGGCCTGTGATTCGTGTTGAGGGGCCTTTGGAGTCGTGGTCTGTGCAGATTGATGGTTTGCGTGTGTCTTCGGACTATCCGGTTGAAGAGTATGATTGGATCACTATTGATACGGATCCTCGCCGGCAGTCTGCGTTGTTGAACGGGTTTGAGGATGTGATGGATCGTTTGACAGAGTGGGAGTTTGCGCCTATCCCGCCTGGCGGTTCTAAGAGTGTGAATATTGAGATGGTTGGTTTGGGTGCCATTGTTGTGTCGGTGCAGTACAGGTTTTTGAGGGCTTGGTGAACGGTTGATGGCTGGTCTTGTTCCGCATGTAACATTGTTTACGCCGGATTATCGTCGTGTGGCGCCTATCAATTTTTTTGAGTCGTTGAAGTTGTCGTTGAAGTGGAATGGTTTGTCGACGCTAGAGTTGGTGGTATCGGGGGATCATTCAAGGCTTGACGGGTTGACTAGGCCGGGTGCACGGCTGGTTGTTGATTATGGTGGTGGCCAGATTTTTTCTGGGCCTGTGCGTAAGGTTCATGGTGTGGGCCCGTGGCGTTCTTCGCGGGTGACTATCACGTGTGAGGATGATATCCGCCTGTTGTGGCGTATGCTGATGTGGCCTGTGAATTATCGTCCCGGTATGGTGGGTTCGGAGTGGCGTGCCGACAGGGATTATGCTCACTATTCGGGTGCGGCTGAGTCGGTGGCTAAGCAGGTGTTGGGGGATAATGCTTGGCGTTTTCCGCCTGGTTTGTTTATGAACGATGATGAGAGTCGTGGCCGCTATATTAAGGATTTTCAGGCCCGGTTCCACTTGTTTGCAGACAAGTTGTTGCCGGTGTTGTCGTGGGCTCGGATGACTGTCACGGTGAACCAGTTTGAGAATGCGAAGTTTGATCAGCGTGGTTTGGTGTTTGATTGTGTGCCTGCTGTGACACGGAAGCATGTGTTGACTGCCGAGTCTGGTTCGATTGTGTCGTGGGAGTATGTGCGTGACGCCCCGAAGGCTACTTCGGTGGTGGTTGGTGGCCGCGGCGAGGGTAAGGATCGGCTGTTTTGCGATGATGTTGATTCGATGGCCGAGGATGACTGGTTTGATCGTGTCGAGGTTTTTAAGGATGCCCGTAACACGGATTCTGAGCATGTGCATCTTATTGATGAGGCTGAGCGGGTGTTGTCCGAGTCGGGGGCTACGTCGGGGTTTAAGATCGAGTTGGCTGAGTCGGATGTGTTGCGGTTTGGGCCAGGCCGCCTGATGCCGGGTGATCTTATCTATGTGGATGTGGGTTCTGGCCCTATTGCGGAGATTGTTCGGCAGATTGATGTGGAGTGTGATTCGCCTGGTGATGGTTGGACGAAGGTGACACCGGTTGCGGGGGATTATGAGGATAATCCGTCGGCTTTGCTGGCTCGGCGTGTGGCTGGTTTGGCTGCGGGTGTGCGGGATTTGCAAAAATTCTAGAAAAGATTAGGGGTTTGTTGTGGGTATTGTGTGTAAAGGGTTTGATGGTGTGTTGACCGAGTATGATTGGGCTCAAATGTCTGGTCTGATGGGTAATATGCCGTCTGTGAAAGGGCCGGACGATTTTCGTGTCGGCACTACTGTTCAGGGTGCCACAGTGTTGTGTGAGGTCCTGCCGGGGCAGGCTTGGGCTCACGGGGTGATGTGCACGTCGAATAGTGTTGAGACGGTGACGGGGCAGCTTCCAGGCCCGGGTGAGACCCGCTACGACTATGTTGTCCTGTCTCGGGATTGGGAGCAGAATACGGCCAAGTTGGAGATTGTTCCCGGTGGCCGTGCGGAGCGTGCCCGTGACGTGTTGCGTGCCGAGCCTGGCGTGTTCCATCAGCAGCTACTGGCGACTTTGGTGGTGTCGTCTAACGGGTTGCAGCAGCTGCTGGATAGGCGTGCTATAGCGGCTAGGGTGGCGTTTGGGGAGTCTGCTGCGTGTGATCCTACCCCTGTGGAGGGTGATCGTGTGATGGTTCCTTCGGGGGCTGTGTGGGCTAATCATGCTAACGAGTGGATGTTGTTGTCTCCCAGGATTGAGACGGGTTCGAAGTCGATCATGTTTGGCGGTTCTGCTGTGTATGCTTACACGATCCCGTTTGAGCGGCCGTTTAGTAGTGCGCCTGTTGTGGTGGCGTCTATGGCTACGGCGGCTGGGGGCACGGCACAGATTGATGTGAAAGCCTACAATATGACTGCCCAAAATTTTAGTTTGGCGTTTATTACGAATGATGGTTCTAAGCCGAATGGTGTGCCCGCAATAGCTAACTGGATAGCTGTGGGCGTGTGACCGGGCTGTTGTTGTGGCGGATGGTGTGATGTTGGGGGGCTGTGGTGTCGTGGTTTACTCCTGCACTGGTGGCCTCTATTTGTACCGCGTTGGCCACGATTTTGGGTTCTGTTCAGGCGGTCACATCCCGTTCTAGGCGGCGTTTACGCAGGCTGTCTGCGCAGGTGGATGCGATGGAAGAGTATACGTGGGGTGTGCGGCGCGAGGTGCGAAGGTTTAACGCCGGGCTTCCTGATGATGTGGAGCCTATGCGTCTTCCTGATGTGCCCGAGTTTTTGAAAGATACTGTTGATGGTGGAGGTGAGTAGGGTTGAGGGAGTTGGAGGAGGAGAAGCGGCAGCGCCGCAATTTTGAGAAGGCTTCCCTGCTGTTGCTGTTTTTGTCGCTTGTGTTGTTGGTGGTGGTTGCCGGGGGTGCTTTACGGTACGGGTCTGTGGCTTCGCAAAGGGATTCGGAGCAGGCGAGGGCCCAGTCTAATGGTACAGCCGCTAAAGGGTTGGCTGCCCGTGTTAAGCAGGCGTGTACTTCGGGTGGGGTGGAGTCTGCGCGGCTTCACCGTTCGGGTTTGTGTGTGGATGCTGTGCGTGTTGAGCGGAGTGTTCAGGGTGTGCCGGGCCCGGCCGGTGAGCGCGGCCCGCAAGGGCCCGCTGGTGCTGACGGCCGGGATGGTGTTAATGGTTCAGCTGGGCTGGTTGGCCCTGTTGGTCCGCAGGGTTCCCCGGGTTTGAATGGCGTGAAGGGTCCTGACGGGTTGCCTGGCGCGAATGGATCCGATGGCCATGATGGTGTTCCAGGTCGTGCAGGTGCTGACGGCGTTGACGGCGCTGATGGTCGGGATGGTTCGGCCGGTGAGCGCGGTGATGTGGGCCCTTCAGGTCCTGCCGGCCCGAAAGGTGCACAGGGTGAACGGGGTGAGCGCGGCCCCGCCGGTGCGAACGGATCCGATGGTAAGAATGGTAAAGATGGTAAGGATGGCCGTTCCGTGGTGTCTGTGTACTGTTCCGGGGGCCGCCTTGTTGTGAAATATAGTGACGGTGTGGCTTCCACGATATCGGGTTCGGTGGCCTGTGAGGGTGTGAAACCGTCGCCTATAGTGACTATATCATCCCACAAATAGAAAGGAGGAGCTGTGATTGTCATGTTTGGTGGTGGTGTGTGGTGAGATACATTCCTGCGGCGCATCACTCGGCCGGTTCGAATAGTCCGGTGAATAGGGTTGTGATTCATGCAACATGCCCGGATGTGGGGTTTCCGTCCGCTTCCCGTAAAGGGCGGGCTGTGTCCACGGCAAACTATTTTGCTTCCCCATCGTCTGGTGGTTCGGCACACTATGTGTGTGATGTTGGGGAGACGGTGCAGTGCCTGTCCGAGTCTACGATTGGCTGGCATGCCCCGCCTAACCCGCATAGTTTGGGTATCGAGATTTGCGCGGATGGGGGTTCGCACGCCTCGTTTCGGGTGCCGGGGCATGCTTACACTCGGGAGCAGTGGCTGGATCCGCGGGTGTGGCCTGCCGTTGAGAAGGCTGCCATCCTGTGTAGACGTTTGTGTGACAAATATAATGTTCCAAAAAGGAAGCTTAGTGCAGCCGATTTGAAGGCCGGTAAACGTGGTGTTTGCGGGCATGTGGATGTGACGGATGCGTGGCGTCAGTCGGATCATGACGATCCGGGGCCGTGGTTTCCGTGGGACAGGTTTATGGCCGTAGTCTGCGGCGGTAGTGGTAGTGAGGAGTTAACTGTGGCTGATGTGAAAGCCTTGCATGATCAGATTAAACAATTGTCTGCTCAGCTTACTGGTTCGGTGAATAAGCTGCACCATGATGTGGGTGTGGTTCAGGTACAGAATGGTGATTTGGGTAAGCGTGTTGATGCCCTGTCGTGGGTGAAGAATCCGGTGACGGGGAAGCTGTGGCGCACTAAGGATGCTTTGTGGAGTGTCTGGTATTACGTGCTGGAGTGTCGCAGCCGTATTGACAGGCTCGAGTCTGCTGTTAACGGTTTGAAAAAGTGATGGTGGTTTGTGGTGGGTAAACAGTTTTGGTTAGGTTTACTGGAGCGGGCGGCTAAGACTTTTGTGCAAACGTTTGTGGCTGTGCTTGGGGTGACGGCGGGTGTCACGTATACTGCGGAGTCGTTTCGCGGTTTACCATGGGAATCTGCCCTGATAACAGCAACGGTGGCTGCGGTGTTGTCGGTTGCTACCTCGTTTGGTAGCCCGTCGTTTGTGGCCGGTAAACCTAAAACCACGGTTGTGGATGCGGGTTTGGTTCCACCCGATGATGGGGGCTTGGTTGAGCCGCACTCGGTGGATGTGTCGGATCCTGGCATGATCGAGCCTGTAGACGATGCTGATCTTGGTGGCTATGAGCCGAAGCGTGCCGCCGAGTCGGAGGTTGGCACGGTAGAGTCTACTGTTGCATAATTGAATATGTGTGTGCCCCAGCGGTGCTGCCACGATTGTGTGGTGGTTGCCGCTGGGGCACTATTTTTGTGTCTATAGTATTCTATGATTCGTTGTTGTTGATGGTTTCCTCAAGCATCTGGTGCAGGTGGAGGCAGGCGGAGATAGTATCGTTGGCCTGGTCTAGAACGTTCCGGCCGATAACGTTTTTGTGGTTGTCGCGGTGGCTGATGATAGACTGCATGATATCGTCGGCCTCCGCTTGCAATAGTTTGGCCTGGTATGCGATCCCGGCGAGCCAATCTATGGCTTCCTGGCTTGCCTGTGTGTCGTCTGGAATGCCACGGGTGTTGCTGTTGTTTGTGGGGTGTCCTGCGCTGTCGCAGAACCACAGGATTTCGCTGCACTCGTCTAGCGTGTCCTGGTCGATAGCAAGGTTGTCGAGGCTGACTTCTTTGACGGTAAGGTTCACGTTGTCGAGTGAGATTGGTACACCGTACTGGTCTTCGACACTGTCAACAATGTTTTCCAATTGCTGCATGTTGGTGGGCTGTTGTTGGATGATTCGGTGTACTACTGTTTTGAGGGCGGTGTAGGGGATATTGTGTGTGTTGTTCATGGTTTTATCCCATCCCTGTGCTGTCGTCGTTGCCGTCTTGGTAGTATCTACTGTTTGCGTATCCTGTGAGGGTGATGAGTGTTTGGTCTGCCCACTGTTTCACGGTTTGCCGGGTGACACCCAATCGTTGGGCGGCCGACGCATAGGTTTGGTCATACCCGTATACTTCCCTGAAGGCTGCCAACCGTGCCAAATGTTTTCGCTGTTTGGATGGCTGGCAGGATAGAGTGTAGTCGTCGATGGCTAGCTGCAGGTCGATTATGGAGACGATGTTGTTGCCGTGGTGTTGTGGCGCGGTTGGTGGGGGTGGCATGCCTGGTTCAACGGAGGGTTTCCATGGTCCGCCGTTCCAGATCCATTGGGCGGCTTGGATAATGTCGGCGGTGGTGTAGGTTCGGTTCATGTGTCATCCCCTGAATAGGTTGTCGAGGTTGTCTGGGTTGCTGGTGTGGGTGGTGTCGAATCGTCCGACGCAGTGGCAGTAGTCGTACATGAGTTTAATAATGTGTTGGTGGTCGCCGAGGTAGGTGTTTCCGCTGATGCTGTAGGTGGCTGTGCCGTCTTTCGCGATGGTGTATTTGGCGGTGATGGTTTCGGGTGTTTCTGTGTTGGTGATGATGGCTGTGGTGGTGGCGCCTACGGTTTGTAGCCTGGTGGTTTGGGTTCCGTCGTCGAGGATGGTTGTGACCATGATGTGTGTTCTCCCTTTTAAATGCTTGTTTGGTTGTCGGCTAGATGAATAATATCGGATAAAGGTTTCGGTTGGTCTAGGTGTTGTATGGTTTTGTTGGCTAGCCGTTTGGCTACCCTGTAGCACATTTTGGTGTAGTGTTTGTTGTCTAGGTTGTGGTATTGTTCCCGCACCGCAATATATAGTAGGGAGTCTTGGTACAGGTCGTCTGCACTGATTGCGGGGTAGTGTGTGGCTATTTTGGTGCATGCCCGGTTGAGTGTGCGAAGATGATGGTCTGTGGCCCACACCCACGATGCGGTGGTGGCCAGGTCTGCTTTTGTTGGTCGTCTGCTCATAGCATCTCTTTTATCTGGCTATCTGGTAGTTGTTTGGTGTTTTGTTGTTGATAGTGTAGCACACGAGTCCGGGGTGGCCGGTGGTGCCTGTGCGGTGCCGGTACCAGACGGATTCGCCTTCCATGGATGGGCATTGGATGAAGGTGCGTTGTCCTTGCTCGGAGATTTCTAGGTGGTGCCGGTGCCCGGCCATGAGAATATTAGATACGGTGCCGTTGTGGAATTCTTGGCCGCGCCACCATTCGTAGTGTTTGCCGGTGCGCCATTGGTGTCCGTGGGCGTGCAGGATTTGTGTTCCGGCCACATCAACGGTGGTGGTCATTTCGTCGCGTTGGGGGAAATAAAAGTGTAGGTTGGGGTATTGGTTATTGAGCTGGTAGGCTTCTGCGATGGCGCGGCAGCAGTCCACGTCGAAGGAGTCATCGTAGGTGGTGACGCCTTTACCGAAGCGCACGGCTTCACCGTGGTTGCCGGGGATGGATGTGACTGTCACATTTTGGCAGTGGTCGAATTGGTGGATGAGTTGCATCATGGCCATGCGGGTGAGCCTGATTTGTTCGGTGAGGGGTGTTTGTGTGCGCCAGGCATTGTTGCCGCCTTGTGACACGTATCCTTCGATCATGTCGCCGAGGAAGGCGATGTGGACTCGTTGCGGCTGTCCTGCCTGTTGCCAGTAGTGTTTGGCGGATGCCAGTGAGTGTAGGTAGTCGTCTGCGAAGTGTGCTGTTTCTCCTTCGGGGATGCCTTTGCCGATTTGGAAGTCGCCTGCCCCGATGACGAAGGCCGCATCGCTGCTACTGGTGTGGGTGTTGTCGGCTGGTTTTAGGGGTGTCCAGTCGGCTAGTTTATCAACGAGTTCGTCTACGGGGTAGGGGTCGGTTGCGGGTTGGTGGTCGATGATTTTTTGTATGGATCGGCCGGTTTCGCCGTTCGGTAAGGTCCATTCGGAGATGCGTGTGCGGCGTACGGTTCCGTTGGCGATGTTGTCGCAGATGGTGTCGATGGCGTTGTCGTGGTTGGCTAGCTGTGTGAGTAGCCGGTCTATATTGTCTATCACTGGGTATCCTCCTCTTGCGGGGTGGTGTTGGCTTGTTTGCGGCGGTAGTCTTTTATAACGGTGGCGGAGATGGGGTATCCTGCCTGGGTGAGCTGTTTTGCTAGCCATGAGGCGGGGATGGTTTTGTCGGCGAGCACGTCTGCAGCCTTGTTGCCGTAGCGTTGAATAAGGGTTTCAGTTTTGGTTGCCATGATGTCCTAGGGGTTGTGTGGTGGGCTGCCATCCTGTGCGGCAGTCGCCGTCGTGTCCTGGTTTGCGTGTGCACCACGATGTTGTTCCGTCTGTGTGGTGGAGTGTTTTGCCGCACATGACGTTTTGTAGATGCTCCGGCAGCTCGCTATTGCTATCGTCTTGCTCGTCTAGCAAAGTTTTTTGTTGGGTGAAAAACTCGGACACGGTGCCGTTGTGGACTGGGAGTATCCATGTTTTCCATTGTTGTTGTAGCCGGGTGTTCCAGTGGAATTGTTTGGCGGCGTTCGCGGCTTGTTTGGCGGTTTTGTAGTAGCCGACTAGTATGCGCTGGTGTTCACTGTCGGGTGGGTTTTGGCCTCGCCAGTATTGCGCTGCGACGGCGTACCGGTTGCTGGCTGTGAAGGCGTCCCAGCAGTATTCGATAATGTGCTGGAGCACACTGTCTGGCAGACTGTCGGGGTTTTTGGTGGTGTTTTGGGCGATGATGGCGCGGATGGCTTGCCGGTTTTTGGTGGTGGGTTTGAACGAGATGCTCACGATAGTACCGGCTGGTCGTCTTGCATGAACTGGTTGAAGGTGTTGTTCCCGGCGTGTTGGGCTTGTGTGATTTGCTGGTCGGTCCAGTCGGGGTGTTGCTGTTTCAGATAGTGCCAGTGGCACGCATTGTAGGTTTCGTCTTGGAGCCGTGTGAGATGGTTTTCGGTGATGATTTGTTTCCACATGGCCCATGACACGTCGAGCCGGTTGAGGATTTCGAGGGCTGGGATGTTGAATTGGTCGAGGAAGAGGATTTCGTGGGTGTAGTAGTTTTTCTCGTAGGCGTCCCATCCGCTTCGGTGCCTGTTGGGCTGGTTTTTGGGGTAGGCTTCCCGGCATACTTTGTGTAAACGCTTAGCCATGTCGTCGGGTAGTTTAATGTCGGGGTTGGCGCGGATCATGGATCGCATCCCATCATAGGTTGTGCCCCAGGTGTGCATGATGTAGGTGGGGTCTTCACCATCAGCCCATTTTTCTGCACAGATGGCGAGGCGGATACGCCTCCTGGCTGTTTGGCTGGTGTTGCGCCGGTTGGGGATGGGGCACGTGTCGAGGGGATCCATGATGCTTTAGTGTACCTTTCTGGTTTCGTGTTGTTGACGTGTTTTACTGTAGCACAGTGTCTAGTGCTTGTGTCAACCCTGTTTTTCCGGCCTGCAGGTAGGTGTCTGTGACATCCCCCAGGGTGAGGGGCACATGGGTGGCTTGCGGTAATGCTTGGGTTAGGGTTTGGGCCATCTTGTCTCCCGCGGGGTCTGGGTCGGACCATATGTAGATGTGGTCGTAGCCTTCGAAGAATTTTGTCCAAAAGTTTTGCCACGAGGTTGCGCCGGGGATTGCGACGGCCGACCATCCGCATTGTTCGAGGATCATGGAGTCGAATTCGCCTTCGCAAATGTGCATTTCGGCTGCCGGGTTGGCCATGGCGGCCATGTTGTAGATGGAGCCTGTGTCCCCGGCCGGTGTCAAGTATTTGGGGTGGTTGTGGGTTTTGCAGTCGTGCGGGAGTGAGCAGCGGAAACGGATTTTTCGTATCTCGGCTGGGCCGCCCCAAACGGGGTACATGTATGGGATGGTGATGCACTGGTTGTAGTTTTCGTGGCCTGGGATGGGGTCATTGTCGATGTATCCAAGGTGGTGGTAGCGGGCTGTTTCTTCGCTGATGCCTCTTGCTGAGAGCAGGTCGAGTATGTTTTCGAGGTGGGTTTCGTAGAGGGCCGAGGCTTTCTGGATTCGGCGGCGTTCCGCAATGTTGTATGGGCGTATGCTGTCGTACATTCGGGTTTTCTTCTTCTAATCGTTGTTGTAGTTTGGCGAGTCCGCCTCCGACACCGCATGTGTGGCAGTACCAGACGCCCTTGTCGAGGTTGATGCTCATGGAGGGCTGGTGGTCGTCGTGGAGTGGGCAGAGGATGTGTTGCTCGTTTCGTGACGGGTTGTACCGTATCTGGTAGGTGTCGAGGATGCGGCAGGTGTCAGAGGTGTGGGAGGAGCTCGTTGAGGGTTGATACCACATAGGCTTCACTCCATGGCTTGTTGCGCTGTTTCATGACGACGAGTCCGATGGTGGAATTGTTTTGTTTGTTTCGGTGGGTTTCGTAGTTGCGTGCCTCCCGGCTGGCTTGTTTCACGAATTCGGCGAGGTGTGCCTGTCCTGCTTTCGCTTCGATAATGTAGGTTTTATGGCCGGTTGTGAGGATGAGGTCGCCTTCGTCTTCGCGGCCGTTGAGGTGGAGGCGTTCTATATCATGGCCGGTGTCTCGTAGCTGGTGGAGGAGTCGTGTTTCCCATTCGGCTCCGGCTCGGCGGTTGCGTGCCTGTTGTGTTGACATGATAGTCCTTTGTGTGTTGGGGTCATGTTCCAGGGCTGTTTTTCTACCAGGGGGCCGAAGAAGGTGTATTCGGGGTAGGCTCGTAGCCGTTCGTATCGGGTGCCGTCGGGGCTGGATTTGCCTGTGCGCTGTTTTAGCACTGCGATGCGAGCCTCGGCGGGGATGGATAGCCCGTTGCCATTATCTTCGCCACCATAAAGTGAGACTCCGAGGATTAGTTGTGGTTTTTCGGAGAGGCCGTTTTTGATTTCCCTGCGTGCTGGCGGGTGTTCTATGTCGGAGCCGGTTTTGTCGGTTGCGTGGTGAGTTACAATAATGGTGGAGCCAGTATCCCTACCCAATGCTGTGATCCATTGCATGGCTTCTTGCTGTGCCTGGTAGTCACTCTCGCAGTCTTGAATGTCCATCAGGTTGTCGATAACGATGATGGGTGGGAAGGTGTTCCACATTTCCATGTAGGCTTGCAACTCCATGGTGATGTCGGTCCATGTGATGGGTGACTGGAATGAGAATGTGATGTGTTGGCCGTGGTGGATGCTGTCTCGATAGTATTCTGGCCCGTAGTCGTCGATGTTTTGTTGTATTTGTTGGGTGGTGTGTTGGGTGTTGAGTGAGATGATTCGCGTGGAGGCCTCCCAGGGTGTCATGTCCCCTGATATGTAGAGGGCGGGCTGGTTGAGCATGGCGGTGATGAACATGGCTAGCCCGGATTTTTGGCTGCCGGAGCGCCCCGCAATCATGACGAGATCCCCTTTGTGGATGCGCATGTCCAGGTTGCGGTAGAGGGGTTCTAGTTGTGGTATGCGGGGCAGTTCGGCTGCGGTTTGGGAGGCTCTCTCGAAGGATCTTTGGAGAGAGAGCATCGGAGCCTTTATCTATCTATCGGTTGGGTGTGTTTTGGTGGTCAGATGGAGTCGATATCGATGTCAGCATCAGTTGAGGCTGTGGTGTCGTCTAGCTGGCCGTTATCGCGCTTGTCTACGTATTCGGCAACCTTATCGTAGATGGCGTCGTCGAGGGGTTTGAGGATGACGGCGTTGAACCCGTTTTTGGTGCGCACGGTGGCAAGTTTGAAGGCTTGTTCTTCACCTAGGTAGGTTTCGAGTTCGCGGATCATGGAGTGTGGGCGGTCGTTGTTGCCGCGGGCTTTCTCGATAATAGTGTTGGGGATGGTTTCTGGGGTGTCGTTGTTGAGGTCGTCTAGGGTGTGGAAGATGGTGACATCGGCGTAGATGCGGTCTGCGGTTTGTCCACCGTAGCCTTCAGTGTTGTGCTGAACGTCGTGGACTTTGAAGGCGATGGCGGTGGCGTCCTGGTTTTTGGACGGGTTGAAGAAGGTGCTGTTGCTGTTGTTGTTTCGGTAGTTGGCGAGTGCCATAACTGTTGTTTCCTTTACTGTTATATCTGTTTTTGTTGTTTTGTGTTGGTTATCGGGTGAGGCTGTTTCGTTTGCTGCGGAAAGCCTCTGACACTTCACTGTTACTGGTGATGATCTTTTTGTACTGTTTGAGTAGATCGGCTAGCTGTGCTTTGCTTGTTGCTTTGTTGATTTTGTTGATGATGATGTCGTTTTCTTTGGATGCGATGTTGTTTACGTAGTCTTTTGCTGCCTGGTTGTATCGGTCTTGGAGAATGATGGATGCGGAAGCTATCAGGGTTGCTAAATCCCAGTCTTTAGAGACTGTTTCGTCTTTCAATCCTCCTAGCAGGTCGATGATGGCCTGTTTTGTCTGCTCTGCTGTGTCTCCTCGAATGACTGTCCATGGTGCAGCGTAGTCGCCACCATATTTGAGTGTGACGGTGAATCGGTCGTCGTCTGTGTTGTCGGTCACTGGTGCTCCTTGTCTTCTTCTGTTGGGGCTGTGATGGTGGTTTCTACCGGGTATCTGTACGAGTTTTTGCCGTTGACGGCCCAGCAGGCGTCTTGTACTGGGCATCCTTTGCAGAGTGTGGTGACGTGTGGGACGAAGATTCCTTGGCTGATTCCTTTCATTGCTTGACTGTACATGGATGATACATGCCGGTAGGTGTTGTTGTCAAGGTCGTAGAGTTCGGTTGCTGTGCCCTGATCAACTGATTGCTCGTCTCCCTTGGTGGTGGCGGGTGTCCAAAACATGCCTTTTGTCACATGGATGCCGTGTTGGTTGAGCATGTACCGGTATGTGTGCAGCTGCATACTATCAGCCGGTAGGCGTCCGGTTTTGAGGTCCAAAATGAAGGTTTCACCCGTATTCGTATCTGTGAATACCCGGTCAATATATCCGACAATCTGGGTACCGTCGGGGAGGGTGGTTTCTACAGGGTATTCGATGCCTGGCTGGCCGTCAATAACAGCGGTAGCGTATTCTGGGTGGTTGCGCCTCCATGTTTTCCACCGGTCAACAAAGATGGGGCCGTACATCATCCACCAATTGTAGTCTTTTTTGTGTGGCCCGCCTGACTCGCACATGTTTTTGCACACCCTGCCGGAGGGTTTGATGTTTGTGCCTTCGGATTCGGCGAGGGCGACTTGGGTGTCGAAAACGTTTTTGAAGGATGAGAGTTTGTCTGGCAGTTCAGGGTATTCGGCGGGGTTGTACAGGTGGAGGTCGTATTGTTCGGTGATGTGGTGTATGGCGCTTCCGGCGATGGTGGCATACCAGGTGTGATAGGTGGCTTTGTAGCCGTGTTGGAGGCGCCATTTTTCTCCGCATTCGGCCCACTGGGTGAGTGAACTGTAGGAGATGTGGCCTGGATGGTTGATGGTTTTCGGATATTGTGCTAGAGGCATTACTTGTTGTCTTTGTTCCATGGGTTGCGGGTGTCTTGGCCGGCGTGGTGGTGCTGGTAAGCGAGGAGTGCGAGGCAGTGCCAGGCAGCGTGTGCTAGATGCGGTAGCCCGGATTCGTGGTCGAGGTTGTTGCCTTGCTGCCATGATAGTAGATGCCGGTAGAGGGCGTCGACGCTGTGGCTCCACGGGTATCCTCCGGTCCAGTTGTTGTCGCCGTATTTGGTGGCGCCGTAGCCTGCCACGGAGCCGAGGGCGTGTAAGGCTGTGGGGTCGATGAGTGAGAGCCTGCAGAGTTTCAATTCTTTTCGGGCACCGGTGTTGGGGTCGGTGTACATGCTGGTTGGCTCATCCATGGTGTGTGTGCTCCTTAAGTGTGGGTTACTGGTTGGGGTTGTGGGCGAGGGCTACGGCGAGAATAATGATGGCGAGGGTTTCCGCGATGATGATGGGTGTTGTGATCATTTGGTGTCTCGGGGATTGTTGGTGAGTGTGGAGGCGCCTAGGAGGGTGGCGAGGGCGCATGCGGCGATGATGGCGAGGGCTGCCTTGTGTGGGGTGCCGGTTGCGTACATCCATGTGATGATGGCGCCCTGTATCCAGGCGAGGCTGGTGAAGAACGTTTCGTAACTGTGTAGCTCGATACTGTTGGGTGTATTCATGCTTGCTCCTGAAGAATGGTGTTGATGGTTTTGTAAATGTTGTACAGGTCGGCTTCGATGGTTTGTAGCTGTTTGATTTGGTGGTCGAGGTTGATGTCTGGGTTGAGGGTGTTGATGCGGGATGCGATGTCGGTGGCTGTGCGTAGTGTGCCGCCGGTGTGGTGAATGATGTGTGCCGTGTCGGCGAGGCCTGTGGTGACAGCGTAGTGGGATAGGAGAGGCATAGCGGTCCTTGGCGGGTTACTGTTGCGGGTTGATGTTGAGGTCGGTGACGTTGGGGTGGTCTTCTGTTCCGGTGACGAGGCAGTGGACGGTGACTGGGAGTTTGGATGCGCCGGGCTGTTTCATGGTTGCGCCGTAAACGATGCTGAATGTGTCTTTACCGATGGTTTTGTGGAGTTGGAGGTCGATGTCGGGGTTGCCGTTCCAGTTGACGCCTTGCGCTGCGGCCTGTTGTTCGGCTTTGCGGTTGCAGGTGTGTGCTGCCGTGATCATGGTGAGTCCGGTGGCGGTTTCTTCACCCCTTGCTTGGGCTTGCTTGTGGACTTTGGCCTGCTCGGCTTGTAGGGATCGGGTGGCGGCTGCCTGCCGTGCCGCTTTCTCGGCTTTGCGCTGTTGGGTAGTCTTGGGTGTCCATTCGGTGTTGGCTGTGGTGGCCTGTGGGGCGGGTTGTGAGGTGAGTGGCGGGTTGTCATCTGGGGCTGGCATGAATGAGGCGGCGGCAATGATGGCGGCTGTGGCGCCTGCGATGATGTAGCCTTTTTTCTTGTTCATGACTGTTGTCCCCTTTCTGGGGTGTTGTTCGTTGCTGACATGATTAATCATGGTGTGGGCGGTGGCCCGTGTCAAGGCTGCGCTCAACGATTGTGAGCGATCCTTATATGGCTAGGGGTTTTATCGGGCGCACAGGGTGAGTAGGTGGCCAACATTGATGCGGCTCACATTCCAGTAGAGTTGTGTGGCTTCCCCACCGGTGAGTGGCTTCCATGCGTTGTGGCTGAATACGGTGCCATCGGATGCTATGAATGTGTTGGGGCGTAGCTTGTGGAGTTCGGCTTCCACGCTCTGCCGGTAGGCTTCGGCGAGGCCCTCAAAATCCATGTGGTCGCAGGAGAGGTTTTCGAGGCGTGTCAGGTCGAAGGGTGTGGGGCAGTCGTAGCTGGCGGGGGTGTAGAGCTGGGTGAAGTGGTTGGCGATCTTTTGCATGATTATTTCCTTTTCGTTGCTGATAACGTTGTTGAGGGTTTATCGGGTGGATGCGACAAGGATGGCGTCTACGTCGATCGTGTCGATGAGGTCGTGGAGTTCCTCAGCTTCGTTCTCGGAGAGGTGGCGCCAGTCGTAGTCGCCGTACACGGCGCCGTCGAGGGTGACCGTCCACAGGGGCCGGATGAGTCGTATGGCTTCTTGTACTTTCGCGTGGTACATGCGGCGCACCATATCGAGATCGATGTCGTCTGAATGGTCTCCGGTGAGGCTGTGGAGGCTGAGCGGGTCGATTTCTGTCTGCCCGTACAGGGATGTGAAGGATGGTGTGATGAGTGTGCCATCCATGAGTGATGTTCCTTTCTGGATTGTCTGGGTTGGTTGTTGTGGTTTCTAGGGTGTGAGGGTTGTGATCCATAGTCAAGGCTGCGCTCAATCCGATTGAGCGTTTCATGCGGGTGTGGCATGGGATGTGGCGTATCTCACTTAAGCCGTTATTGCCTCTCTCTGCGTCTCAAATCTTCTAGGGGTGGGATTATGCAGGGTTGACCCTTCTGATCGATTCTAGGGCCCTTCTAGGGCGTCTCAGGGGTATGTCTGGGTGATAGCAGGTCCGGTAGATGACCCGGCGGATCTACCTTGGCTTTCATGACGGGGTTCGAGGTGCCATATATGGGCATGGAATCTAAACCCTCATACTGTGTGAGATGTATCACACTCGCCTAGTATGGTGTGCACCCTCGAGTGCTACTCTGTTGATCTTGCGTGGAGGGTGTAGCCCAGAAATGCCGTTTAAAGCCTTCACACGGCGCCTAGGAGCGCCTTGCGGGGTGGGGGCTAGGTATTCATACCCCCAAGCAATTCTAATCGATTCTAGACGCCTACAGGAGCCCGATAAGCGATCAACCATCTTGGCATCGATCACCAGCCCCTATCCTGGTTAGCTAAGCCTCAACTATGTGGACAGTGTTGGATACTGTGGGGGAAGAAGGACACGGTAAAAGAAAGAGGGGGAGTATCAGCCTTCACACCTTAAGGTCTTAGCACTGATAGCTTAGCACCGAGCCCCTCAAGGGCTCGGCATCAGCTCGAACAGGCACAGCCCTGAAAGGGGTACACGCCATCAGGGAAGGCTTGAGAGTACGAGGAACCTCAGCGACGAGTACTCGAAAGCCTGAGGGAACACCCTCAGCACTGATAGGCCTAGCGTGTTCGGAAAGGACACAAGAGTGAAGTGTGACAGCTGTTCGGGAGTGAAACCCGTTCTGACTAGGGGTTTCAGTCTTAACCACCCTCAAAGGTTACAAGACTCTAAGAAAATTTAAGGAAAAGTTTAGGTTTAATTTTTGGACCTTTACTACCAAAAACACCCGTTTACACCCCTCAAACCCGCCTATAGAGCCAAATTCACCAGTTTGACTCATCCCAGGTGGGGTATGATAGGCTGGACAGGTAGCCAGCTGGACGCAAGGCCGAAATCCGCTGACGCGGCTTTCACCCTTACATCCATCAGTCTACCAAAGACTTAAAAGCTTAACAGCTAAGCGCTAAGCCCTTAAGACCTCAACGCTTAGCACCGAGCCCCTCAAGGGCTCGGCATCAGTCTTAAAGCCTTAAACACTTTAAATAACTATAAAGCTTTAAGAGCTTAGCACTTAATAATTTAAGTAAACATTAAAGCTTTAAAGTCTTAAAGTAAATATATAACCTTAACACCTAAGTTAAGTATAAAACCTTAAAGGATTAGCACTTAAGGACATAAACTTAACATCAGTGTTTAAGACTTTAAAACTTAAAGTAACTATTAAGACTTAAAGACTTATAAGCTTTAATACTTTAAGTAACTATAAAACCTTAAAGACCTTAAGTACTTAAAGTTAACCATCAGTCTTAAACTTTAATATTATAACCTATAAGTCTTAAAGCTTATAGGTTATAATATAATATAAGTTATAAAAGTTTTAGAAGAGCTAAGAGGTTAACTTCTTTCTCTCTTCTCTCTTTGGTTCTTTCTCTCTTCTCTTCTTTTCTTCATCAGGGGAGAAGAGGAACCTTTTGCCGTCAACGCTGATGGACTTTTCACCGTGTGTCTCGTGTACCACCGGTCGCACGCTCCCGGTTTGTACACTCCCCACACTCTTACACCCGTGTCCCTTTCAGGCTTGGCGTGTTCGGCTGAAGGCGTACGGCGTGTCACGCCAACACCCTTAACACTAGGTAAGACTTAAAGTACATATTATATGTAGAAGACTTTAAAAACCTATCAGGTGTTCCCGTTTAGCCTGTGTCCTACACCGCTAGGCGCCAAGCGCTAAGCTGTGAAACGCGAACACACACCCACCCCCCTTTTTCTTCCGTGTCCTTCTCTTTTGACACAGCTGGGGGGCGATGTGATCTTTCTCACATGCCAGGGGGTGTGGGGAGAAAACAACCACCCCACCATCAACAGAACACCCCCTCAAACAAACAAAACAGCCCCCAGAATCGATCAGTAGGGCAAGGGCAGAGTATTCATACCCCCAACGATTCCCAAGCCGTTACAGGAGCAATGAGAGGCTCACAGGGGCCATAGGTGAACAGGGGACGTGATGGCACACACCAACCGCACCGCATCATCAGCCCACCGGCGCTGGCGGGCAAGGCTAATCACCCAAGCCCGACAACAAGGCCAAACCGAATGCCCACTCTGCGGAGCAACCATCACCTGGGACACACACCAGCTGCCAACCAGCCCCGAAGCCGACCACATCACACCCGTCAGCAGGGGAGGACTCAACACCCTCGACAACGGGCAAATCATCTGCAGAACATGCAACAGAAGCAAAGGCAACAGAACACAACCAAACATCAAATTCCAACAACAAACCACAAAAACATTGATTCCATGGTGAAAAACCCGCCAACCCCCACCGGGAACACCCCCTGCACACCCGTGCAAGACCA